GGAGCAAAAACAGAGAACATCTTGACCGCTTGCGAAGGGTCTTGCGTAAACTTTCCTTCCATTAAAGTCCCTCCGGACTCTTGGTATGCAGTTAAAAACGAATCGAAAATTCCCATGATATATTAAAGTAGGCTCCTCTAGTTATTTACCAGAGAAGCCTAGAAAAAATTTAATTTTATATGATTATGCTACTACCGGAGAAAGTACAGAATCGATATCAGAAGACTCAGTAAATTGAACTGCGAAGTCGTATCGTAATGTCATTTCAATGGTGTGGAAGTCGTTTGTAGAATAATTAAATTCACCTAATTTCCAACCTTTTGGATAACAACCATAAAGGTTTACGTGAGTGATAGGGTTACGGTGAGCATCTAACTGCCAAATAGTAACCGTTCTCTTAAACACGGGTGGTTCAGTTTGGTTCGGAGCATCAGTTGGAATAGCGTTTGTAAGAGACGCAGCACCATTACCAATACCAGCGTAGTGAACTCCGTAGACAGGGTCATACACACTTCTCATCCATGCAAACAAAGCGTCAGCAACATCACCCTTAATTAAGTTATCAAACGTAACTGTAATTTCATCAGGGCTTGGTTTACCTGGGTAATAGAATTTCTCATTTACACGATGAACTTCTATATCTTCCACAGTAAATCCTGGTTGCGTAACCTGTTTAGCTGCAAGAGTTAATCTTGCTTGGTCGCTGAGTGCTGGTACATTCCCTAACGCGCCCGCAAATTTAGGAATGTGGATTTCCCATGCGTACGCACGAAAAGATTCCAAAGCGTGGGATAAACGAGGGGAGTCAGCAATTAATTCTGCTGCTCTCTCTACGTAAAATTTGCCGTCTGCCATAAGTTTTTTACCTCAATATTATATAGTCATTAGACCTGAGCTGACTGATTTGTAAGATTAAGTTCGAATACTAATACTTCAGCAGTCTTAGTAGGCTTGAGAATAATCTTACACCACAGTTCGTTGCGGTCAACGCGAAGGGGAGTGTTAGTAGTGGCATCACATACAACTTTGAAAGCGGTGATACCTCTGCGTTGCTGGATATCAGCAAGTGCAGGATTAAGAACCTCACGCACCGATTCCCAAGTAATTGGGTCGTTAGGTTCAAACACAAAACGTCGAGTTGAGTTAAGAACCATTCTACGTAAGAAAATCATTAAACGACGAACATTAACTCGGTCAAGAGCCGTTGCTTGACGTTGACCTGTTCGTTGTCCATAAATGACGATGCCGTCAGTATTAAACTTCACAATCGGGTTAACAATGTTACCTGGACCGTATAAAGCATCTCTATCACCTTGGTTGAGTTTAACCTCAACATCTACCGGTTTAGTTAATCTACCTCGGGTAAGACCTGCTGGAGCAAACCAAGGGTCAGCTACTTCATCGGTAAAACACATTTGACCGATTGCGTACACACCTGGGTCATACCATCTATCGGCACCAGTAAAGTTGTCGAACTGTTTAACCCACGGCCAGTATACAGCTGCGTAACTACTGTTAATAGCAGCAGTTCGAGATGTTGCGGCACCGTTAGTCCATTCAATAGCTTGTTGAGCATTTCCAAAACCAACAGGAGGAGACACAACAGCTAAGAAGTTTTGTGTGGATTCAGCTAAACTAATTAAAGCATTCTGAACATTCTGATTAGTAACGCCAGGAACAGCTGCCATAGTAACGGGAGTTTCCTCATTGTCTAAAGCATACAAACCTGTCTTGGCTCCAGTATTTCCTATTAACGCGTTAGTTACGTTAGTATCCGACATATTGCCGTTGTAGCTTCCTGCGTCACCGTTTACACCGCCTTTAGCGTTCAACGTATCTTCTTGAAGAGTGACACAGCGGAAAGATTTACTTAACGTGTTTCCTACATAGCCTGGAGTAGCAGCTCCCCCTTTCCAACTACCGTTGATAGCCATTGAAGCGCCAAAGCTGGTAGGGACAGTCCACGGGTTTACCCCGGATACTGTAGCGGAGAATGCTGTATCACGTGGATTTATACCTGCTGTAAATGTGTCTTTATCAAACTGGAAAAAGTTTCCTTTTACATAATCAGATACACTGTTAGTTAGACCTTTCGTTAAAACAGCTTCAGGGTATAGACTCGTTGCTGACGTTGTGCTGTCAGGAGCAACCATTGCCATAGTATAGCTTTCTTCGGTTCCTCCGTCGGATTGAACTGCGAGCTCGAATCTACCTTCGTTATTAGTTTGTGTTAAAACGTAACGTAAACCTCTATACTGCAATCCTGCTGTATAGTTAATAGCTGAGTAGTTATAACCAAGTCCTGGGTAAAGTGATGCTATTTGGTACCCACCTTGAATACCTGAAGAGATGAAAGTGTTACCGCTTGGAGCGTTTACATTTCGAGTTAGTGTTGAAGACACCCCGTAATTCACGCCCGCACTAGTACCACCTAGGAAGTTATCCTCTGGACCGCCGACGGCGTCAAACACGTTTGTGTATCCAGACACTGCTCCCCGGTCTGCTGATGAGCGGTCAGCTTCATTTACTAACGTTTCAGCTCTTGTAAAGGTTAAATCATTTACATCGATAGGGGTTGCGGATAAGTAGTTACCTGTGTAAGTAACTCCAGAAGCAACGAATGTTGCTAGAGTAAATGAGGCAGCTTGGGTTATATTACCACCAGCTTCTCTACCTACAATCATACCACTAGCAGCACCATATCCGCTAGGGATATATTGCATCTGTCCTGTATTTACATCAAACGCTTGTCCAAACCCAGCGACGAACGCAGAATGCCAATCATCGTTACCCCAGTCAGCAGCAGGAGTCGTTGGGTAGATTGAACCACCTTCAAGGCTCGAAACGTAAGGGCGTTCACGGTATGCGTAAACAGAAGTTTCATCTCCTAAAGGAGAACCATCTCTATCAAAAGCGCGAACATCAAAACGATACACAAAATCTTTATTTAGAGCACCTACGTTAACGGCTGCGTGAGGGTGAGTAGCTAATGCGAAAACATTGTTCGCTGCTTTGGCATCCGTGGTAGCTGCTCTTACATAATAGACCTGATTGGTTTTTTGAAGAATTTCTAACGCGCCAAAGATACCTTGACCACCAGTCACTAAATCGGGAGTTCCGAATTGACGAAGAAGGTCAGCTGGAGAAGTTACAAGAGTAGCCTTATTTACAGGACCTCTAGACGCAAAGCCTACAAGACCTACTACTGAAGGATTGACTGAAGGAGCGAAGTCAGATACGTCCTTTTCAATCGTGTATACACCGGGAGAAACGAAGTTTGCCATTTTTTACCTTAAATTATGTTGAGAAGTTGCCTTTTATGAAGTTCCAGACATGTGTCCGTGATTGATTTTTCGGGAACACTAATAGATTTCCCTGGTGTTAAACATATATGCTGATAAGCATTTCCAGACTTTAAGACAATCTCTAAGTCTTGACCTGCTACGTTTATGATAGTTTTGCTTTTCATGAAGTCATCCTCTATGTTTATTTAGATGAGTCATCCCTTGAAAACGGTATTATTTTACCATTTTTGAACGTCTAAACAGGACCAGGGTTTGCAGGACCTGATAAAGGTAGCATTACTAAATCCTCTGTAGCTGATGCGGCAGGAGGACCTCCACTAGTTACAAAAGGTATTTCAGGGTCAACGGTTGTTTCAAAATGCATTTCTCTAATCTCTCCATTCGATTGAATCATATATTGACGTGTAGGCATGTACGTCTCAACGTTAAAGGTTACCGTCTTTCTTATAATCCTGTCTTCTCTATCAGGAACAGATAAGGTTGAGTTATCAGATACAGCGGTTATAAACCCGTGACCATTAATATTAAAATTAGTTTCGATGCGAAGATGAGGTCTAAACTTATTCATTACATATTCAACTAGCTGATTCATATCTTCAACATACCGGCTCCACAAATGAATCTGATACGATACGTTTACAGCTTTAGGGGATAAAGACGCCACTCGAGTAAACCTATTTCGTTTAGAATCTTTTACTGTCCAAAACTCTACGTCGTAGTTAGGGCGACGTCTATCTGTAGCTTCTTCAGTATCAGCTATGGATAACGTAATTACAGGTAATGTTAAATTACGAGTTTTAAAGAGCTTAGCTATTGCACGTTCGGGATTAGCATAAAATACCTCTACAGGTACTGCTTTTAAATCTTCACCTAATATTTGAGCATCACTAAACAAACTTAAAAGTTCTTTAGATGTTTTTCTATAAAACTCTAAACTTCTAAAGTTTGCGTTTTCCCTCTCAAACAACTGTCTCTTAATATCAAAGAGATTAGGTACACGATTACCGTTGTACTTAACAACAGTCGTACCGTCTACAGTTGGCGGGTAAGTGTACCCGTAAGGAGGACCAGAAACTAATACCATTAGTACGTAGTAAATACAGCCGGTTCTTCAATCTCTTGAAGCAATTGGTTTTCAAGTAACTCCAACTCTCTTTGTGATTCTGCGATAAGCGCCGGACCATTTAACTGAGCTCCTCCTTGAGGAGAAGGGAGAGTCGCATATTTACCTCGTATCTCTCCTAATATACCTTTGGATATAGCTAAAGCATACTTCTGTAACCAAGAAATAAAATAATGATGCAATGTTTCGGAGTTCAAACATTTATATTCGATAACAACACTTTGAGCGTCGTCTACTACAGGAGTAGGGTAAACCATTAAGTATTTGTTATTTACGATTTGGAACGAACCCTCACGCCCCAAAATCTTTCTTATTTGTTTAAGATGCATTTTCATTAACAAGAAATCACTTACAGCGAAATCATTAAATAGAAAGTTCTCCTGAAAATACTTAATGAAAAAATCCATCTCTAGAGACTGTCCTGCAAGAGGGACGCTCAACAAAGATTTTTTATACGCGGCGTAGCGAAAGTTGGTAACCATAAACGAAGGTAATTCATACATGTTTACTCCCCCTGATGTTTCAAACGCTGCGAGTTGGGTGCACCAATCGGGAGCATGGTAGTCTAATTTACTAATCGCTTCATCAATCGCGGTTAGAATTTGAAAGTCTGATAGTTCTACCCTAACCACAGGATGACCCAACCTAGCTTGCACCCAATCTTTTATTACTTGATAAAACCTATTAAACTCGATGTTATCGGAAAAATAACGTCGGTTTAATGAATCATAGGGAATTTCACCAGAGGGCGCTAAAAAATTACTTGTGTTGTTACCATCACCGTATCGGTCTACTACAAAGGGACCCCACGCAAAATTCGGTTTTACTGCGTTTGCTGCCATACTATTATATATGGAAGAAGCCCAGCCAAAACAGCTGGGCTTCTTTTATTGTTATCCTAATCTACTTAGTATTGAGCGTTAGGCATGTAAGCTTTCGCGAACGGAGTCGTTAGGTAACGGCTGTCTGCGCCTACAATACGGATGATTCTGTAGAATCTCGAAGCCGGGGAAATTTGAGCAGTCGCGTAGCGAGTAATCAAACCTTTCCTTGGCTGGAAAGTCTCAGGGTCCGTGATGGTCGGTAGCATTTGGAGCGGAATGTACGGAGCGTACACAAATCCGGCATCCATCGGGCTTGCACCTTTATAACCAATCATAAGCTCATCTTCAGGATAGAGAGGGTCGACATAAACGTCATACTGACCCATCCACTTACCTTTATACTCGATAGTAGCACCTAGAGCGCCAGCTTGGTCCATGCCAATACCGCCTTCTAGTTTAGCAGCTGATTGTAGCATCGCCGCAACAAGCGGAGAAGTACAAATCCAGTTACCAGCACCACGAAGAGTAGTTCTGTAGATGTCTTGAGAAGCAAAGTTGATAACAGCAACTAGGTTACTGTATACTTCACCAACGTGACGAGGAGCAAGTCCAAGTGCTGTAGTACCAAAGTCTACGAAGAATACGTTAGACCCGTTTGTTTGGGTAGGCATTCCACCGTTTTCACCAGGGTTAGATAGACCAACTGTGTCGCCGTTGCCACCTGTAACTGCTGCATTAGGGTCACGACCAAAAGGTTCGTCGTAAGTAAATGCGCCAGGAGCACCAGCCCCAGTCATATTATCATTACCAGCAGGAGCGCCATCAGCTGGGAAGCTGTTAGCGTTAGCTTGGTTTTGGTAGTCGTAAAGACCTCCCCCAATTGGGTTACCTACACTTCCATTGTAGCCATAAGCAATGTTACGAACAGACTCGACAATTTCACGGTCAATTTCCAAAGCAACTTCCTTAGAAAGAAGCTCAGTCAATTCACGCTCAAGGTCAAGGTTGTGATATGCACGAAGGTCTTGTGAAGCTTCCAACGTCCAAAGGGCGCGGAACTTACGAGTACGTGCAGTAACAGCTTGTTGCTCAATAGTGAAGTTAACTTCAGGAATACCTGAGCCAGTTAAACGCTCACCAGCAGACACGAAGTACTGTGCACCAACCCAGTTAGGGTTAGGGAAAGCAGCGATTTTACCGCCAGCAGTGCCTGATGCCCAAGTAGTGTTACTTGTAGAAGAAAGACCAGAGTAAGCTAAAGCACCAGAAGTTTCCCCAGTAGGGTCAGCACCAGCGGCACTATCAAGACTAGCAAGATTACTTTGAGCTTCACCAACGCGACCAGCGTAAGTTAGGTTGTAACGTGAGTAAACAACTTCTGAATCAGGGTCGCCATTACGCTTACCACCATTACCTGCACGGTTGTAACCCAGATAGAAAATCTGAGAAACTGGACCTTGCATAGGTTGTACACCAGCGATTTTGTTAGCTATTAGTTCCGGGAATACCCGGCGAACGAGAGGAAATGCGAACTTTTGGAAAGTGCCGAGGTTACCGACAGTCGTTGCCTCTTCAAGAGTACCAGATTCGCGAGAGTTCTCAGTAAGAATACTCTTGGCTTGGTTCTCCAGAAGAACGGCAGTCATCTGACGAGTAGAGTCATCGGTGATTCCTTCCAGGATAGGCTCCCACTTCTCACATAAAGAATTAGTTTGTGCAGAATTTAGCATTTTTTTAAATTAGTCTTTTAAGACTTCTTGCTTAGCAAGATTTATTACGTCTTCTGTGAGGAAGATGTTGTTAGAGGCTTCCGGAGAAGGACCTCTCGAATCGGTTTCGTTAGTAATTACGACTGCAGCCTCAGAAGATTTAAACGGAAGTTTAGCACTTTCAGTTAGCTGTTCGTTTGCTTCGTTCAAACTCGACACTCTATCATTAAGCATCGTGTTCTCGTGAAGAGAATTAGAAAGCTTGTTATTAACAGCTTCTAAACTCTCTTGAAGCTCTGCAATTTGAGCTTCTTGTTTGGAGACCACAGAATCCACATCTCGGTCTTCAATGTCTTTAGC